CTTAAAACCATCTCAATCAACGATAGCTTATTACAAGGGATAGATAATGCCATAAAATCATCGATGCAGATTAAAGGGATTGTTAAGATGAATGGGATGTTATCAGAAGCCGATAAGAAAAAACAACGAGAACTCTTTGATACTGCACTTTCTGATTCGGTTAATAATAAAGGTAGTTCTATTATTCCTATTGATTTAAAGAGTGAATATATCCCACTTGATGTCGATCCAAAACTAATCGATAAAGACACACTAGAGTTCTTACAGTCAAAGATCCTAGATTACTTTGGGGTATCAGTTCCTATATTTACAAACAAGTACACAGAAGATGAATATAACTCGTTTTACGAGTCAACCATAGAGCCTTTAGCTATTCAACTTAGCGAGGCTTTTTCTATAGGTTTGCTTACCAATAATCAATTAGAACGTGGTGAAGAGATTGTATTCTTTAGTGAAAGGTTACAGTACGCTTCATGGAACACAAAAGTCACTGCGATTGAGAAGCTCATGAGCTTAGGGATTATGTCACTTAATGAATCAAGAGCATTACTCGGGTTAGAACCCATCGAAGGTGGACACAAACGCCTTCAATCATTAAATTTTGTTGATGCTGATAAAGCAAACTTATATCAAGTTGGATCTAAGGAGGAAGAAGATCATGAAAGTAACGATTAATGGAAAAATATCAAATGAAGCATTAAAAAGTATTTTAGAAACGCAAAAAGACAAGACAAGAACGATCACTGATTTTTGTAAGAAAGAAAAACTAGAAACTTTTTCATATAAAGACTCAGAACTTGAGTTTGATTATGAACAAGAAATGAAACCTAAACAAACCAAAAAAGTAGAGGTAAGAACCAATGATAAAAGAAACTAGACTTGCAGAAGTCAGTCTTCATGAAGATGAAGGCAAGATGATTTTAGAAGGCTATGCATTAGTCTTTAATCAAGAAACCTTAATCGGCGATGAAACTTATGGATTTATTGAAGAAATATCACCTAGTGCTTTAGGGGAAACTAAAATGAAGGATGTTCCTATGAAATACAATCATATGGACTCCTTTTTAATAATTGCTAGAACCAAGAATAAATCACTTGAACTCACCGTTGATCATATTGGTCTTAAAGTACGAGCTGAACTCTTAGATACAAGTCATAACCAGGATATCTATAAAATGGTTAGAAGTGGACTTTTAGATAAAATGAGTTTTGCATTTACGGTTGATGAACAGGTATGGAACCGTGAAGGTGACATTCCTAAAAGAACTGTTACGAAGATAGAAAGGTTGTATGATGTGTCAGTTGTGGATACACCAGCATATGATGCAACCTCTATATACGCTCGCTCCTTAGAGTCCATGGAGTTGGAACTAAAGACTATGGAGTTAGTAGAGCAAAAAGAAAAATCAGATCTAATCAAAAAACGCATCAAAATTAAATCAAAAATCTAAGGAGAGAAAAAAATCATGAATTTAGAATTAAGAAGAAAAGAAATTGAATCAAGGTTAAAAGAAATTAGAAGTTTAGTTGATTCTGAAGCTGATCTAGAAAAACTAGAAGCACTAGATACAGAAACAACAACTCTTCAAGAAGAAAGAGCATCCATTGATAAGAAAATGTCGATTGCTTCTAAAACAGAGTTTAAACCGATTCAAGTAGATAACCGTCAAATGGTTGATAAAGAAAAACTAGAAACAAGAGGTCAAAGCTTAAAAGAAAGCAGAGTCATTCAAGTATCTAGTACTGAGATCTTACTCCCTGATCACACGTCAACGAATCTTGCACCAGTTCCATTTGCTCAAGTGTCAAGCTTAGTTGATCGTGTGAATGTTATTAACTTAAATGGTGGTGAGACTTACAAGAAATCATTTGTTAAATCAAATGGTATCGCAGGAATAACTGCAGAAGGTGGAGCTTACTCTGAAACTGAACCTGCATTTGGGTATTTAACGATTTCAAAAGTAAAGATCACTGCTTATACAGAGATTACTGAAGAGTTAGAAAAACTACCTTCCATTCCTTATCAAGCAGAAGTCTTAAGAAACATTAATATTTCACTTAAGAAAAAAATTAGTGAGCAAATCCTACGTGGTGCCGGAACAACGAATACATTCACTGGTATTTTCAGTGAAGCTGCAGTCGCCCTTGCAGATAAGCAAGCACTAGAAGTTGAAGCAATCACCGATTCAACACTAGATGACATTGTCTTTGCTTATGGTGGTGATGAAGAAGTCGAAGGTGGCGCAGTTCTTATCTTGAATAAGAATGACTTACGTGCATTCGCTGGTCTTAAGACACAAGAAGGACGTAAAGTTCACTCGATTGATTATGTCAATAAAACGATTGATGGTATTCCTTATATCATTAACTCACACTGTAAAGCAATCTCTGATAGTAATACTATAGCTGGTGAATATGGTATCGCTTATGGTGCACTTAAAAACTATGAAGTACCAGTGTTCTCACCAGTAGAAATTGGTAAATCAACAGATTACAAATTTAAAGACGGTATTATCAGTTATAAAGCTTCAGTCTTTACTGGTGGTAACGTTGTCGGTTATAACGGCTTCTTACGTATTAAGAAGAAAGCTGCACCTGCAGCCTAAATTTAGTTAAGAAAGGATTGATTTCATGGCGATTTTAGATATTGTAAAAAAGGCTTTACTCATCCCCCAAGTAGAGACTTATGCTGATGATGAGTTAAACACGCACATCAACAGCTGTAAACATTACATGATGAGTTGTGGGGTTGATCCAACTTACATCAATGATGAATCAAATCCAATGGTTAGTACAGTCATTATTATTTATGTGAAGACATTTTATGGCTTTAAAAACGATGGAAGCGCAAAAGAACTACCCAAGTCATTTGATATGCTGGTAGGTCAACTCGCATTAACAAAAGGGAGCGCATAATATGTATCCGAATTCCCCCAATATAAGAATGCACTTGCTAACCTTGGAGATGATTCCTAACACCATGGGTGTCATGAGTTATCAGTTTAAGTCAAAAAAAGAAGTGATTGGTATCAATTTTTCGATTACTTCAAGAGAATATTATGAAAGTAAACGTTCAGATATCAGAATTGATATTGCTGTTAAAGTACAAGGAATCGTCTATGATGGATCCAAGTATGTGGATATAGGGAGTGTTATCTATAAGATAGAAAGAACCTATCAAGCAGGACAGTTCATTGAACTCTACTTAAAAAGAACATCAATCAAGTTAGGTGATATCATTGATTACACTTGATGACTTAGGACAAGCTATTGAAGATGAAATAGAAAGTTATGTAGAAGGTATAATTCCTAAGCTTGAGAAAAGGCTTAATGATACAGCTGAAGATATATTAAACTATATGAAACGTAATGCACCAAGAAGTGGATATAAAAATGCATTTGCGGATTCGTTTGTCGCAACCTCACAAGGTAGTGGGGTGAACACATCCATATCTATTTATTCTGAAGGCAAAGGTGGACTCACACATTTACTTGAGTTTGGCTATACACACCGAAGTGGAAAGTATGTTGGGCCAAGGCCTTTTATGCGACCTGCTTATGATATGTTTACACCAAAGATGTTAGAAGGCATCAAAGAAATCATTTCTAAAGGAAACTGATATGAAAGAAATTTTAGAATCACTCTACCTTACACTAAACTCTGTTTTACCAGGACAAGTTTCATATGGTAAAAAAGATAGTATTGATGAAAGTGATGAGTATATCATTTATCAAGAAGTATCAAATAAGGGATCCATGTATGCAGATGATAAAGTCACCATGCGCATACTAACGATTCAACTGAATCTAATAACAAAACAAAAGAACCTCGAGTTAGAAGAAAAGCTCGAGGTATCTTTATATTATGGTGGTTATAAGTTTCAAATGATCACGGAATATCAAAATGAAGACGGTTCAATAAACCGTGTATATGAAATCAAATTGGAGGTTTTATAACAATGAGTAATAAAGTAACATTTGGTTTAACCAATGTGCATTATGCACTAGCAACACAAACAGAAGATGGTAGTTGGACTTTTGGCATACCTAAACGCTTAGAAGGTGCACAAGAAATTAGTACCGAGGTAATAGGTAGTAGTGCACAAGTCTATGCTGATGATAAGGTGATTAAGACACTTGTATCAAATTCAGGATCTAATGTGACACTTAAGTTCACGGAAATTGATGAAGCATTTAAAAAAGATATCTTTGGTTTCTTAGAAGATACCAATGGGAACTTAGTAGAAATTGTGAATGCTGAGACAAAAACATTCGCATTAGGCTATGAGATTCAAGGTGACTTGAAAGCTAGACGTATATGGTATTTCTTATGTACAGCATCGCCTTCAGGAGACTCAAGTAAAACAAAATCAGACTCTATTGAAGCAAACTCAATCGAACTTAATATTACAGC